TATCTATAGAATTTTGTGTAAGTATTAATATATAGTCACCTTTTTTCTTCCAAGGTTTTATTTCTATGTCTTGTTCTTTTTGTATTTGTTTCCATCTATCATCTGGTGAGTTTTCATTTTTAAATACACCATCACTAAAAGTATAATGATTTAAACCAACTCTAAAATAATAATCATCTGGTTTTTCTATGTCTAAATTTTTTCTAAAGGTTGCTTGTTCTATTACAATCTTAGGTTTGTTTTGATCTAATATAAATTGATACTTCTCTGCGTTCTTCTTTTTCATTACACCTAATACATTTGTTTGTATATAAGCATCTGCTATATGATTATGTCTTTCAGGATATTCTATTAGTTTAAAGTCTTTATGTTTAGGAAATATAAACATTGCCTCTGTACTAAATGCGCCTTTTATACCTATGATGTTCATTCTGTCTCCATACGATATTGTTTAAACTTTTCCCAATAGTGTCCGTCTTCTACTTCTTTTAAACTCCAATGTGAGTTTGTATAATAAGTCATAAACATATCCCTATTTGGTATCTTTGGGTTTTCTATTTGTCCTAAATCACCAGAACCATACATTCTAAAAAAACAAGATGGGTGAGTGACAAAAACAGGAACACCTTCCATTAAAGCAACAGCACCAGCGGTACTTGTATAAACTACACACGCCCAAGCATTTTTTAGATCATCTAATAAATTTGTTTTCTCAATAGATGTGTGTTCCACATTTTTAATATTGTTTAGTATCCAATCTAAATTCTTTTTATCTTCTTTTAGTTTTTCAGTAATTACGAAATGTTTATGTGATCTAATAATTATTTTTCTATCTGTATATAATCTTAATCTTTGTATTACTTCTCTTGCCCATGCATAAGAACCTGTACCAAAAGATGAGAAACCACCACTACCTCTATTTAAACATAGTAATATATGATCTCCTTTTCTTCGCCAATCTTTAATTTGTAAACCTAGTTCTTTCATAACTTGATCTGTTCTTTTAAATGATATATCATCTACAGGTAAGAAGTCAGCTTCGTGTGAGTGAATTGATCTATAAGGGTATCTACGATATACATTTTGTATATCTTTTTCTTTTTCATAATAACCTAAGACATTACTATCTAAAAAAAATATTTGTTTATCTATTTTTTTATCTACAACCTCTTGTCTTAAAAGATGACTTTTAGAATTTATATCATCTGACTTATAAGCAAAGATATAACTGTAATCAGATGGCGTAAAAAAATTATCATCACAATAGTTTACTTTTATACCGTGTTTTTCAGCACCTTTACCAAATGATAATAACTTATCAACTTTTGCTCCACTTGTAGTTCTCAAATAAATGTTTAGTGTTTTCATTATTCTAAATCAATTTTATTAGTGTCTTCATACATATCAAACCATTCTTCTGAATAATCACAATCTTTGTATTTTTTAAAATATGGTCCACCATTTGTAAAGTGCACTAACTTCGCACTGTAATTATATTGATATTCGCCTACTAAATGATTCCATTCCACATCTATATTACCGATTAGTTCTTCGTTTTCTAACCATTTGAATTGATGTAGTTGTAGTCCTGTGGCACTGTTTACATAATCAGGTGTAAGTGTTCTACACATAGCATTATTAAAAATCATCATACTTGACCAGTTCTTTTTAGGGTATGGTGTTTGTGGTTGATTTAAAAATTTAATTGTACTATTAGGTGTGTAATCGTGTTGTACACATTGTACTGCATATTTGGTAGTTCTTTGTCTCCATAATAATGATATATCAGCACGAGCCAACATATCACAATCCATAAAAATAGCGTGACCAGAATAGTTGCAAAGATAAGGAACCAAAAATCTACTAAACGCAAATTCTGTTGATTGTATTTTTAATCTTTCTCTAACAAATATATCTCTTATGTTTTGTAATCTTATCGGTGTTATTGAAATAGGTTGTGTTGAGTGTTTTAATAAACTATGACTTAATGTACTAAACCCTACCTTTTCATTATCATCATATCCTATAAAAATTCTAATCATACTTCTTTTCCTGCTAACATAACTTTTGCTGTAGGAAATCTACTTTCAACTATTTGTTTTGCCTCTGCTAATGTTCTTCCTTCTTCAGCGACTTTCATTGGACCTTTATTGGGTAGAGTTACCCAAAAATAATATTTTATCATAAATTAGCCTCTGGACTTTTACCTGTTAGTTTTCTCTTACCTTTTGTGTGGTCGTAAACAGTTCCTAGTATTGATCTGGCTTGAACATGCCCACCGATGTTATCACCTATATTATTGTTTTGTACTTTCATATCACTTTCAAAAATTTTTCTTACATAGTCCCAAACATAACTATCGTGGCACTCACTTAAACTATATATCTCATCAAAATCATACATCTTTTTCATATAACGAGCATAGTTTCTTGTTTGATTGTGTTTCATATTAAAGTATAAAAAACCACATTCACTATAATGACTACCACGACCTAGATAACTCATCATACAATCATCTTTATGAATATGTTTTTTAATCCAATCTACATCTATTGATTTGTAGAACACACTATCAGCGTCAATACAAATTAAACCATCTACATCACTAGGACAATTATCAATGGCGTGTGTGTATGCATAAACTTTATATGAAAATCTTACGCCATCATCTTTAAATGACTTTACTTTTTTGTGTTGATTTCTTTCTATGAATTTTTTGAGATCAGGTATCTTGTCAAACATATCATCATCTTCATTATAAACATTTAAATCAAATGGCCAATTGTAAGTGGATTGAAATCTATGAGCGTATTGTTTAAATAACTTATTGTTCCAACTAGTGACTACTTGAATTTTCATAACCAACTTTCGCAATATAAAAACTATCTACAATATCTGATACAGGATTACCTATCTTCTGTACATCAAATATCTTTTTTAAATCTGTATTTGTTTCTTTTGAAAATGATTCATACATCATATCCTTATCAGCATTCCCTTTACCAGTTGCACCTTTTTTAATCACACTTGGTACAACAGTATCATAATCAACACCCCACTCTTGCAATCTATATTTTAATATACCACAATTTTCTGCTATTTGAAATACTGCTTGTCCTTTTGATCCAAAGGAATATCCTTCTATGAAAACTTGTTGAGGTGTGTGGAAAGTTTCTTTGATTGTATCAAATGCCCAATCAGATATTTGACTAAATCTATGTATAGGTGTATTATATTCTTTGTGTTCAAAACCAAAGATATTTTTTGACATTGATCCTATATATTTTTTCTTGTTTGTTAAATAATAAAACTGACTATTTTCAAATATAAAATCTTTAGTCACGCAAATGGCAGGACTTGTTAAGCTGTAATCAATTCCAATTATCGTCTTCGGATTCGTTTGTCCAGATTGTATCTTCTTCATCTTCTAATTCCTCTACTTCGTGTCCGCAGAATGGACAAGTCAATGGCTCTAAATCCTGAACCTCTATGTCCCATTCTATGGTATATTTAGTTTCGCAACTAGAACAAGTTTTTTGTCTTTTCTCAATCATTATAATTTAAATTTTTTAAATTGGTCTTTTTTAACATCTTGTTTTATACCACCGATTACATAACTTTCTATTTCAGTTTCTTGTGGTGCATTTTGTGTTGATCTACTATTTAACCAATGGTCAACCCAAGGTAATGGGTTTGTCTTTTGGTCGTAAACAGGTTTTAATCCAATTGCTTTCATTCTTCTATTCGCCATATATTCTACAAATTGATGTAATAATTTTTCTGATAAACCGATCATTGAACCTTGAGAGAACAAATAAGTTGCCCATCTCTTTTCTTCTTGTACGGCTTCATCATACATTTTATATACATCATCTTCAGTATCTTTAATTACTTTGTTCATTACTTTATCATTTTCTACATCTCTATAATTGTTTATAATTCTTTGAGATACTGCCAAATGTTGACTTTCATCTCTAGCGATAAATGATATAATCTTTGCTGAACCCTCTAATAGTTTTAGTTCACCAAATGCAAAACTACAAGCAAAAGATACATAAAATCTTAAACCTTCTAATATGTTTACAGTCACTAAAGCTTTCCATAATTTTTTCTTTAGTTCATATTCATCAATTTTTGATTTATCTAAATGCCATTTATGACCAATGTTAATTAAATCATCATAAT